AATGGTACATTAACCAATGGTCCAACTTATACTAGTGCAGATGGCGGGGCTATTGTCTTTGATGGCACTAATGATTTCGTTCAATGTTCGGGTTCTATCACAGCCACAGCAGCGACATTCGTAACCTGGATGAGACGAAACGGAACTCAAGGTTCATATGATGGCATTTTACTTTCTAGAGGATCAAGTGTTACTGGAATGATGTTCCAATCATCTAACCAACTTGCATATATCTGGAATAATGCTATCAATACCTATACTTGGAATAGTGGATTAACCTTACCAGATTTGACATGGTGTATGGTCGCAGTTTCTGTTACCAGCAGCTCAGCAACAGCATATCTGTGTCAATCCGGTGGAATTACCTCTGCCACCAATACGGTATCTCATACTAGCACTACTCTAGACGATATAAAAATTGGTCAAGATGACTTTGGTGGTAGATTTTTTACTGGAAACATAGCCACAGCAATGATCTACGATCGTGCCTTGTCGGCTGATGAGATCACGCAAAACTTCAACGCCTTACGCGGTAGATACGGATTATAATACAGTAAAACTAATAAATACACAATAACAGAGAACAAATATGATTTTAAGCAACGTTAACATTGGTACAGGACCGTCAGCAGGTGATGGTGATCCATTACGCACAGCATTTATAGTAATTAATCAAAACTTTGCTTCCATACAGAGCAATGTCAATTTATTAACCAACAGCGTTTCTAGTGTAAGTGGTCGTACAGGTAATGTGACCCTAACGGTTAACGATATTGTTGGATTCAATGGCCTGGGTATTTCTAATGCCGCGGCGCCTACTAGTAGTTCTAGCGCAGGTACTAAAGGTCAAGTAATTGTTAGCGGTAGCTATATGTACGTTTGTACAGCGGCAAATACTTGGGTTCGTAGTTCAGTTACAACTTCATTCTAATCAAATCACTTGCTTTTTCTCAGCTAGTATGCTAAAATACTAGTATGCTGAATATTATTTCCGACTTTATTAAAAGCATCTTACCCGCAAAGCGTAAGACAACTCCTACTGGTTGGACTAGTTTTAATGCGCCGTGCTGCCATCACAACGGTGAAACAGCAGATACTAGAGGTCGTGGTGGACTAACAGCTAATGCTGATGGCAGTGTGTCCTTCCATTGTTTCAATTGTAACTTCAAAGCCTCATACCAACCCGGTCGCCACTTAACATTTAAATTTCGCAAACTCTTACGTTGGTTAGGCGCAGATGAAAATGATGTAAAACGCTTGGTAATCGAAGCTATTCGAGTCCGAGAACTAGTTAACCCAGAAGAAGTTAAACTAGAGCAAGAAGAAAAAATTGAGTTTAAGGTTAGGACAATACCAGAAAGCGCAATAAGTTTTCAACAGTTACTCACCTATCACGTACTAAGTGATTTTGCAGACGTTCCGCCACTGTTAAATTCAGCAGTTGACTATGTTAAGGCCCGTAACATTAACACAGACAAATATGATTTTTATTGGACTGACTCAACAGAACATAGTCTACATCAGCGTGTAATCATACCTATGATTTGGGAAGGTAAGATTATTGGCTACACTAGTCGTGCGTTTACTGATGGAGTTAAACCCAAGTATTACAGCAACTATGAACCTAACTTTGTGTTTAACACTAATAACCAATTACATGATAGTAAGTTTGTGATTGTTTGTGAAGGCCCATTTGACGCAATGAGTGTAGATGGTGTTGCTATTATGAGCAATGAATGTAGTGAAACCCAAGCTGAAATTATTGAGAGCTTAGGTAAAGAAGTTATTGTAGTGGCTGATCGTGATAAGGCAGGTGCTAAGTTACTACAAAATGCTATGGACTATGGTTGGAGTGCTAGCTTTCCTGTATGGCAAGAAACTTGTAAAGACATTAATGAAGCCGTGGTTAAATACGGTAAGTTGTTTGTGCTTAAAAGCATTATAGACAGTAAAGAAACGAGCAGATTAAAAATTGAATTAATGAGAAAAAAACTGTATAATTAATTATATGACTAAAGAATATACCCCAGAATTACAAAAACTATTTCTTGAAATGATGCTTCAAGATGCGCAGAGCTATGTGCGTGTACAAAACATTTATAATCCAGAAAACTTTGACCGTAGCCTACGTGAAGTGGCAAAATTTGTCAAACAGCACAGTGACGATCATAAGACCTTGCCGACGATTGAACAGGTTAAGGCAGTAACAGGCGTTGATTTAAAACATGTACCAGATCTAACCGAGGACCATTACAATTGGTTTATGGATGAGTTTGAGGGCTTTACTAAACGTCAGGAACTTGAACGGGCTATTCTTAAGTCGGCGGATATGCTTGAGAAAGGTGATTATGCTCCGGTAGAAAAACTCATCAAAGACGCTGTGCAGATATCACTTACAAAAGATATGGGTACCGATTACTTTGCGGATCCTAAATCACGTATTGAAAAGTATTATAGCAGTGGCGGTCAGGTAAGTACAGGTTGGCCTACTTTAGACAAACTATTGTATGGCGGCTTTAGTCGCGGTGAATTAAACATCTTTGCTGGCGGGTCCGGTTCAGGCAAATCATTAGTTATGATGAACATTGCGCTTAGTTGGTTACAACAGGGACTAAGTGGTGTTTATGTAAGTTTAGAATTGAGTGAAGAATTATGTGCCTTGCGTACAGATGCTATGTTGACTGACATGAGCACAAAAGATATTCGCAAGGATGTTGACACAACTACAATGAAAGTCAGATTAGTCAGCAAGAAAGCAGGACAATATCGTATTAAAGCCTTACCAGCACAATCAAATGTAAATGACATTCGTAGTTACTTAAAAGAAGTACAGATTCAAACAGGTATTAAAGTTGACTTTGTTATGGTAGACTATTTGGATTTGGTGATGCCAGTAAGTGCTAAAGTTAGTCCAAACGATTTGTTTGTTAAAGACAAATATGTATCAGAAGAGCTACGCAATCTAGCCAAAGAACTTAATGTATTATTTGTAACAGCGTCGCAATTGAATCGCGGAGCAGTTGAAGAAGTAGAGTTTGATCATAGTCATATTGCTGGCGGCTTATCAAAGATTAACACAGCAGATAATGTGTTTGGTATCTTTACAAGTCGCGCTATGAAAGAACGCGGTCGTTATCAAATTCAGTGTATGAAGTCACGTAGTTCAACTGGCGTAGGTCAAAAGATTGACTTAGAATATAATATTGAAACAATGCGTATTACTGATCTTGGTGAAGAAGGGCAAGAAAGTAACGGCAGTTTCCGTAATCCTGCGGCAAATATTCTAAGCAACATTAAAGCTGGTAGCACAGTGAATAAAGATACAGGTGAAATCACCAATGCTCCTAAAATCAATGCTGAAGTAAACAGCACTAAACTTAAAAGTATGTTAGCTGGTCTTAAAAAAGTAGAATAATTCTTTTAATTTTACGCTAAATAGTATAAATTGGAGTAAGACCTTGCAGAAGCGCACTCGTAGTATACTCACAGAGCTAGATGAGCTACTGGTACATAAGGATAAGGCTAATCTTATCGAAAGTCGCGCCAACAATATTATCAACGGCGCCATCAATCTTATCAACCATATCCGTGAAAACTACGATTCAGAAACAGCAGGCGAGTTAGAACGCCGTTTCCTTAATGCTATTAAGGGACAAGATCCTGCTAAATTCTCCAGAGGCATTAGGAAACTTAAAGATGAAGATTAATGAAGTATTATTAGATGAAGGCATTATTGATACTATTAGCAGCTATGTGCCGGGTACTGCTAGCAATACAGCCAAAAAAGCCTCATCAGCAACGCAGGCCAAAATTAAACAAGTAGCTAAGGCCGCTCTACAAAAGTGGTCATCGTATTCACAAACCCTTACTACAGCGGGTCGAACACCTAGCCCACAAGATGCGGCAGTTTGGTTTAAACAGTTTAGTGGAGCAGATGCCACAGATTTACCAGCAGGTGTATCGCCAGCACAGATTAATCAATGGTTAGTTCCACAAATTGGTAATTACCTAGCTCAAAAAACTGTAAATACTCCAACAGCCCCAGTGGCACCGGTAGCTCCGGTAGCATCAATGGTTGGCAAGTATAAGAAGCCTGCTCCAACACAAACAGCAGCTACTACACAATCAGCAACTCCTGCTCCATTTACTTCAGCATTGGGTGTATCAGTGGCTCAAGCATCTGACTCAGGCGTTGTGTTGAGATATAAAAATCGTAACTTTATGTTGAATAGTCAAGGTGAGTGGTCGTTGGACGGTAAAGATACTGGCGGCACTCGGGCTTCAGACCTACTACAAACCGAAATGGATAAAGTAGCTAAATCCACAGGTTACATGTAATATGAAATTATTTGAAATAAAGCGTGAAACTCCCAAATGGTTGTTAACCGAATCAGTTAAAAATGTTCATCTCGAACATCTAGAAGATTTGATCTTCAACAGTGGATTCCAAGGCGCCCTAGAAGCACTTAACTATATCGAAAGCCTACGCTTAATGTTGGCAGAAGGTACGGGTACAACTACTAAGCTAACAGTTAAATGGGACGGAAGTCCAGCCGTTATCTGCGGAATTGATCCAGCAGACAGTCGTTTTTTTGTGGGCACTAAATCGGTATTTTCTAAAGGTGAGCCTAAACTTTGTAAATCACCTGTAGATATAGAACGCTTCTACAGCGCACAACCAGAGCTTGCGGCTAAATTAACAGCATCATTGAAATATCTTTCAAAACTTGGTATAGGCGGTGTAGTACAAGGCGACCTAATGTTTACCGAAGGTGATGTAAGCATAGTAGCCATTAACAATGAAGATTGTTATGTGTTTACTCCAAACACTATTACCTACGCTGTGCCAGTTAACAGCGTACTAGGACAAAAGATTGCTCGCGCAAAAATTGGTATTATATTCCATACAGCCTACGATGGTGATAGTATACAAAATATGCAGGCATCATTTGGGGTTAATGTTGGCAGTTTAAATCAACACGCTGACGTATGGTTTGATGACGCTACGTATAAAGACTATACAGGTATCGCTAGTTTAACTCCTAGCGAGAATCTTCGGATTTCTAAATATCTTACTGCTACTGCCGCTACAATGAATAAAATCGGCCAGCAACGATTTGATATAATTTTAACTAATAAAGAGTTTGCTCGTAATATTAAACCATTTATAAATCAAATGGTACGTCAAGGTACACAAATAGCTGAACCTACAGAATTTCTTAAAAAGTTTGTAGCACACTATAACGCTGAACTAATGAAAGATATTGAAAGTCTGGCAGGCGGCATAGAAAGCCGTGCTGCGCAGAATCGATTAATTAAAATTAAAGAAAAAGAACAATGGATAGCTGATAATAGTAATACATTATTAGGTATTCTTGCTACTTATAAACGTATAATTGAAATAAAAAATCTATTATTACATAAATTACGTCAAGTAGAGGGCATTGGGACATTCCAAAAGACTGCTGACGGCTATAAAGTAACTAGTCCAGAAGGATTTGTAGCTATAGGACACGACGGTGGCGCAGTTAAATTAGTAGATCGTTTGGAGTTTTCTAGAGTCAATTTTTTATCGAAATGATAAATAAAAGTATGCGCGAAAGCGTAAAATAAATTAGGAGAAATATTATGTCAGTAACTCGTTATAACGGTGGCGCATTGCCAGTAGTAACAACAGGTCGTTCATTAGCTTTTTACACAGTAACACTATCAGGTGTTCATACTGGTTATTCAGCAGTAGATAGCGACTTTGAAAAATTAATCAAAGCAATCGAAACTGTTGGTACAGTTGAATTGTTAGGTACACCAGCTACTAATGCTTTCCGTGTAGCTATTTCTGGTGCAGCTCCAGCAGCTAACACTACAGCAGGTAGCTTAGAAGGTATCTGTAACGCAGCAGTATCTGGTACAACAGTAGCAGACTTCACACTATAATTTAAACTTTAGTGTTATAAAAAGGCAGATTTTTTTATCTGCCTTTTTTATTGACTTAAATATCTATATGGAATTAATACATAGATATCACGGATACACACTAGTTGACATTACTAAAACAGATGTTCTAACTAGTGAACAACTTAAGCTTCGAAATCAACAGCGTAACTGGGAATCAGTTCAGCAGGTCTTAAGTCTAAGAGCACAGCTAATAGAATTTAATTACTTAGGTAACTCTAAAGATAATGTTAAACACTATAGTTTTGGCATTAACTATAAAGGTCAGCACAAAATATGGCAATTTGAATTTGCTATAGAACATGAGGATGTCTACAGTCTAGACAACGACCGTTACGGCACACTTAAGAATGATTTTATGGTAACTCCTATCATATTAGGACTAGATGAGACTGCTACCCCCGGCACTCCGTTGTTTTATGCTAGTGGTTCAAACAAAAACATATACTTTAAATCTATACAGAATTAGTTAAATACTAGTTGATGCTACAACATCATTTATTACGGCACATAACAGGCAACTATTAAGGCACATTGAAAACAGCATCGCTTATTAAGAGCGACTTATGTCAACCACTACAGAAATTGAAAAGAAGAATCTAGAAGCCCACGTTGAAATATGTGCCGAGAGGTACAAAAACTTGGAAACTAAACTTGAAAACTTAGACGGACGTATCGATACATTGGATACCCGTATGGATAAAGTCGAAGGACATCTTATTGCTATTAAAGATGCGGTAACCAGCGGCGACGAAAAATCCTCTAATAGAACTATCACCATCTTAGTCAGCATATTTGGCATAATCTTAACAGCCTTACTAGGAATTATCGCCAAAGGTTTATTTCAATAAATAAAGTTAACTGAGCTTAACTTTATGAAAATCGTAGAATTAACAAACAAACTATTATTAGCAATTACCAACGAAGAACATGAGTTGTTAGGCAAGTTCTCTGTTGATCCAATTGCTAAGAATCAACTAACAGAACGCGAACAACTAGTAGCTAATCAATTAACCGTCAAAGACGTGTTGTTACGAACAAATGAACAAGGCAACATCTACTATAAAAAACGAGTTTAATCTTGAAAAGATCCGCCGATTTACTGAGCAGGAACTAGATAGATTAAGCCGCAGTGAATTACCTTTTTGTTATCAAATAGGTAACGATATTCTAGTAGGTCAATGTAAGGTAGTTAAGATTGATGATAATTGTTGGCAGGTGTTTGAAAATCAAACTCATGTATTTGATTTTTTTACCCGTAAAGATGCTATTTTTTATTGTATAGCAATACACAAGAAGCAGTATACTATAGCACAAGATATTAAAGAAAATGATGGGTTGCTAGGTAAGTTGGAATTTGAAGCAACCTTGTATAGAAGAAGATATAAACAGGCCAATGAAAATAGAGATGATTGGGGTTGTGAATATTATAGTAATAAGTACTTAGAAGTAACACATCGAATAGCCAAGACTAAACAAGAATTAAAGAAAAGTTTAGAATTAGCTAAATATATTAAATTGTAGGAAATTTTAAACTATGAAACTATCAGAAATGTCCAAGACATCTAGCAAGAGAATGAACAAGCTCATGGAAAGCCGTTTTGGTTTTGCCATCGATTTTAGCAAATTAACCGTTGCTAAAGCAGAGCAATTAAGCGAAACTATTACAGCTAATCTGGGTAAGATTCGCAACAGTACAGGTTTCCACACAGCAGAACGTAATCCACGTTATATGGAATTACTAACTGTGCGTGAAAGTTTAAGCACATGGTTAAACGATCAACGTCAGCAATTAACAGAAGGCGAAGTAAGCAACGCTGAAGTGTTATTAGCTGCTAAAGATATGGTTGACAGTATTCAAGATACCATTGAGAAAGTTGGTAAAATGCAAAATGAACAACTTCCACAACTATTAGATACAATCACAGATCAAATCAGCGCAGAGCAAGCAGACGCATTTAAAAATTCTGTTGGTACTACTCTACAGGCTTTAATGGACAACTTACAAACAGCACGTGAAGGTGTAAGTAATGGCGTTAAAGTATTGTCGGGTGAACAAGTATCAAATCCAATGGAATTGCCGGGTGATGAATTGGGGGTTGATGGTTTACCTCCTCCACCACTACCAACTAGCGACCTAGACAGTGAAGAAGGTGATGGCTTTGCTGCTACCGATGCAGCTGTTGGCGGTCCAGAAGAATTGGGTAGAGAAAAACGCTAATGCGTTTAAAAGAGTTTACAGCCCCTATAGATAGTAGTCCAGAGTCGAACTTAGTAACGGCTCTGGAATTACTTCGTAACCGCTATAAAGATAAAGAATTACCAGCAAACATCAGCACACAGAGCTTGATTAATTTAGTTCTTAATACAGATAAGAATTTTAGTTACCAAGCACTAGTTGCAGCCAACAAAGACAATCCAGCAGTACAAAATTTAATCAAGAATTTCGACCACAAAACAGTGACACTCAAATCATTCGACGACGAAGGTGATGATATTACTACCAACGTTGACGTCGATCCAAACGCCCCAGTAGATACTGTAGACAGTATGGCTAAGCGTGCCGCAAAAAATCGTGGCGCAGCAATAGCCTAATGAATGGATCTAGATAAACTAATCAAAAGCAAATATTTTTGTGTTCTGCCTTTTGTGAGGCAAACTATACTGTACGACGGCGATTATAGAATTTGCTGTTATTCTGGCACAGAACATCTTGAATATGCTGAAGATAATGTCCGAGCATTTAATACTGATCAACTAAAGCAGATACGTCAAAGTTTACTACGCGAAGAATTTCCAAATATTTGTAGAGATTGTAAAAAATTAGCAGATGTGGGATTAACATCACCGGCCCAAATTGAAACTGAACATTGGGTAGAGGGTCCACCTATGCGTGAAAAACTAATGTCAGTAATTAATGATTTCACCGCAGGTATAGATATACTACCTACGTGGTTAGATGTTAGATATAGTAATGTTTGTAATTTAAAATGTAGAACTTGTAATGGAGCTAATAGTAGTGCTATACAAGCCGAGTACAACAAGATTAGTAAATTTTATACAGATGATAAAATTGGGTATCATCCCATTAAACAAGTACAAGACCATAAGTTTCCTACAGTAGATAAGCAGTTATTTGGTATATATTTTGCTGGCGGTGAACCCTTTTTAGATGAAAATATCTTAAATTTTTTAGAAACTTGGCCAGATCCCTCTACTTCGATTGTTATTAGTAGTAACTTAACAATTATCAATGAAAAGTTAATCAATAGCTTGACCAGATTTGAAAACATAACGATTATGGCATCAATTGATGCGCATGGCGCATTGAATGATTATATACGCAATGGTTCTAAATTCAATCAATTGATTGATAACATAGAACAATTATCAGCTATACCCAATGTACAAGTATCTATACATAGTGTTTTAAACATGATTAATATTTTTGATATGGATAAATTGGTAGTATATCTAAAAGATCGATTCCCTAACTTAGTTCACAAAATTGCCAGTGTTGCCAATGAAGAGCATCTATATGTAAATTGCTTGCCGTACGAGCTAAGGAATCAAGCATTAGAATCATTGGATAGAATAATACAACTGGCTAATAATCATACATTTGCTAGCGGATCAGAAATTAAGTTAAACGTTGAAGCAGCTATATATAATCTAACACAACAAAATTTTAATGCCGACGGCTTTGATAGATTTATTAAATATTCTCAAATGTTTGATAAACTACGCGACGAAAATTTATCTATAGTTGTTCCGCAGTACGCACCTTATTACAATGTTCAAAATAACACCAGTAGTTGAATTCTACATTACTAATGTATGTAACCTAGAATGCCGTGGTTGTAATAGATTTAACAACTACAAGTTTAAAGGGCATCAGTATTGGCACGATTGGGCTGATCAGTATGAGCTATGGGCTAAACGGTTAGACATACCTCGAATGTCTATTTTGGGTGGCGAACCAACACTTAATCCTGACTTAGAATTATGGGTTAGCAACCTACGTAGATTGTGGCCTAACAGTCTAATTCAGATACAATCTAATGGTACCCGTTTTAGTGAAGAATATTTAGGATGGTGGCAAAAATACGGAGTGGGACTGGCTATTAGTCTGCATGATAAAACAACAGCAGAAGCACAACGGGTAGTATGGCAAAACAAAGAAGGAATGATTGATGCTTTTGTATTTCATCAATCAGCAATTATTGAAGATAATCGTAGTTTTAAACTACACACTAGCAATCCTGTTAATGCGTTTCAAAGTTGTGGTATGAAATACGATCATACTATGTACAAGGGAAAGTTATGGAAATGCCCTACTATGGCCATTCTTCCGGATTTTATTAAACAATTTGATGTGAAACTTACAGATCAACAGCGTGCCTTGTTGGAATCATTTACTCCATTGAGCGCAGACTGTTCTGACGAAGCATTACAGGACTTTGTTGACAGTAAAGATACACCTATAGCACAATGTGAGTTCTGTCCACAGGATCTACGATGGCAAACAGCACTAGGGCCTTTAGAAGACAATTTACCTAATCCAGATTTCCCCCCGTTAATTACTGACGATGAAATACAAAAAGAAATTCAAAAACAGTTCACTGCGGCTAATAAATAGTTTAGTATAATAGTCAACTATTGGAGACCGTATGGCATATTCAGATCAAGTATTAGATCATTATGAAAATCCTCGTAATGTTGGGTCATTTGACAAAGATGATCTTGATGTCGGCACCGGCATGGTGGGCGCACCAGCTTGTGGTGATGTAATGAAGCTTCAGATTAAAGTAAATGATTTTGGAATAATAACAGACGCTAAATTTAAAACCTATGGATGCGGGTCAGCAATTGCTAGCTCTAGTTTAGTTACTGAACTCCTTAAGGGCATGTCGTTAGATCAAGCCCAGGAGATTAAGAATAGCGCGATTGCTGAAGAACTTGCGTTACCACCAGTAAAGATACATTGTTCGGTGCTAGCAGAGGATGCGATTAAAAGTGCAATAGCTGATTATAAGAGTAAGCAACAATGATTTCACTAACTGAAACAGCTGCACAAAAAGTTAAACAAAGCCTAGACGCTCGTGGTAAAGGGTTGGGTATTAAAATTGGTGTTAAAACATCTGGCTGTAGCGGCATGAGCTACGTGCTAGAGTTTGTTGATCAGTTAGACGACGATAATGTAGAATATAGATGTCATGATGTTAGCATCTTTACTACAACCAAAGATCTGGTATATATTGACGGGTTACAAATGGATTGGAAGCGCAATGGATTAAACGAGGGATTTGAATTTGTCAATCCCAACGAATCTGGTAAATGTGGATGTGGAGAATCATTTACAATCTAATCTAAAGCATATATACTATTATTATGCTTATACAAAAATACGACTATACCCCCATCAACCGTGAAACAGTAGACGGTAAACGGCACTATTGCCTACCAGACGGTAGTAAGGTTCCGAGTGTTACTACTATCTTAGATCGAACTAAACCTGAAGAAAAGAAGCAAGCCTTAGCCAACTGGCGTAAGTCAGTGGGCGAACAACGTGCTACTGAAATTACCACAGAAGCCGCAGGCCGTGGTACACGTATGCACAAGTTCCTAGAGGACTATGTTCAGAACAACCGCACCTTAAACGACCCCGGTACTAACCCCTACAGCCAACAAGCACACCAAATGGCTAAGGCTGTTATTGAAAACGGGCTAGTCCACGCTGATGAAATTTGGGGTATTGAAGTCCCTTTATATGTTAGTGGGCTCTATGCTGGTACAACTGATGCGTGTGGTATTTACAAGTCAAAACCAGCTATTTTAGATTACAAACAGACCAATAAACCTAAGAAATTAGAGTGGATCGAAGACTATTTCCTCCAGCTAGCAGCATATGGCTTAGCACACAATGAAACACACGGAACAGACATACAACAAGGCGTTATTTTAATGGCAGTGGCGCCTAAGCCCGGCGAAACAGTACAATATCAAACTTGGACTGTAGAAGGTAGTGATTGGGAATTGTGGACTAACAAGTGGCTTGAAAGAGTTGAACAGTATTATAAGTTAGCATAAATATAAGATATATTCATAGGTTACGAACATGGCTGTAATACAGATATCTAAAATTCAAGTACGTCGAGGCTTACAAGACAACCTGCCACAACTTAGTGGTGGCGAATTTGGTTGGTCGGTTGACTCGCGTAGACTTTATATTGGTAATGGTACGCTGACAGAGGGTGCCCCTACTGTTGGACTAACGGAGATTTTAACTGAGCACAGTGCAGCTAGCCAAGCTTCTGATATCACTGTACTTCAAGGAAACATAGCTGTATTAGAAGCAAATATTTACAATTTAACTTCTCGTGTTACGGGTATCGAAACTAGTCTAACCCCAACTACTGTGACATTGACTGATGCTACTTCATCATTTGCCAATGTGGTTAATTTTAGCATCACAGATACAGTATCTGTGAATTACGCAATAACTCGATACAACGGTGCGGGCACAGACGCAAGAACCGGAACTATTAAGGCATCTGTTATAAATGGTGTAGCAACATACGATGACGAATATGTAGAAACTGCCAACGTTGGGGTTATATTTAATCTTGTTGACACTGGCTCGGCAGCAGTTTGGCAGTATGTTACATCTTCTACAGGTTACAATGCTAACCTAACATTGTATCCATCTAAGACATTTAGTTAATATATGTGGAGTAACTTTTGGAATCTCAGGGTAAGTGATCGCTTAACCCAATGGAAGGACTTCCGACACAAACTCAGTGATTTACCTTTATCTAAGGCTATAGCTGAAGTAAATGCTATGTGGAGTACAGCCCCATTCGTTACCTATTATCTAGCACCAGATCGACCAGAAGAATGGCCGGATCCCTGGGCATTATTAGCCGAAAACTACTATTGCGACGTTGCTAAAGCTCTAGGAATAATGTATACTATATACTTTACTAGTCATAAATCAGAGCACATGGAATTGGGTATATACTACGACTATCAAGCTAAGATACGATCAAACGTAGTCAGTGTAGATCATGGAAAATATATTCTTAATTACTGGCCCTACGAGATAGTAAATACACAACTAATAGAAGAAAAACAATTACAATTACTGTACAGTTATACAACTAAAGATCTACAGTTAGACAAATATTAAAAAGAGGTTATTCAAGTGAGTACTATTCAAGTCACAAAACGCAGTGGAGCACGAGTGCCTTTGGCAGTTGATAAATGGCAAGCTCAAGTTACTAAAGTATGTGCTGGTATTGCTGATGTAAGTCAGTCAATGATAGAAATTAAGGCGCAACCACATTTTTACGATGGCATTAGCACACGTGAAATTGATGAAATTACTTTACGAGCGATTGTTGACTTGATTGACGTGGAGTCAAACCCAGATGTGGGACATGTAAACTATCAGTACGTAGCAGGAAAACAACGTCTAAGTATGTTGCGTAAGGATGTATATGGCGATTATGAACCTCCCCATCTATACAAAATCGTTAAAACTAATGTAGCTACTGGCCTATACACTAGTGAACTGCTTGATTGGTACACAGAAGAAGAATGGAATAAGATGGATGACTTCATTGACCATGCTAAAGATGAAGAATATAGTTATGCTGCGATTGAACAGTTGATCGAGAAATAC